AACCGTTACCCAAGCGCATGGTCGCAAATCAACGGAACGGGCTTGGTCACTCCAACCTTCTAGTCCATCTATGATGTGAGTGCAGTACACGACCCCATGTGTACTGCACTCACAATCTAGGAGAAACATGTCAAACAAAGATTTAGAAATTAAAGCCTTGCTAGTTGAGCGTGCAGGTTATGTTGCACGCAACTTGCCAAAGCGTGTTGCCTCTGTTGACGAAGCACTCGCGGCATTAGGACACAAGACAACGAAAGTTGAAACGGCGTCTTACGAACCAACGGTAGAAACTGCCAGCAAACAAGAGCCAACCAAGCGCAAGAAGTAAAGCATGGCTATCACAAATGGCTATGCCACATTGGCGCAAGTTAAGTCGGCACTACGCATTACCGACAGTGTTGACGACACTTTATTAGAGCAAGCAATAGAAAGCGCAAGTAGGCGCATTGACGGTTATTGTGGTCGCTGGTTCTACAAGACAGCACAAACTGCGATACTGGTTTATCCATTTGACTACTACAACTTGCCTGTTCAAGACATTGCAAACACAACGGTCACTGTTGCAGTTAGCACGCAAGGCAACGGCACATATGACCAAACATGGACACAAGGCGTTGACTACCAGTTAGAGCCACTAAACGCTTCACTAAACAGCAAGCCTTACAACAACATTCAGGCTATTGGTGGCAAGACATTTCCAATACAACTGCAACCCAATGTGCCGTATGTGCAAGTGACAGCGCAATGGGGTTGGCAGAATGTGCCAATAGATGTGACGCAAGCATGCGTGTTGTTGGCAATACGGCAGTTCGCACGCCTTAACGCCGCACTAGGCATTGTTGGATTTAACGACATGGCAATACAAGTGAAGGCAGTTGACCCTGATGTGCGTGACTTGCTTAACCAGTATCGCTTGATGGCAGTTGCTTAATGCCTGCAACAATTAACGAAATTGCTACTGGGCTGGCAACAGCACTTGCAACAGTAAGTGGATTGCGCACATACAACTACCAACCCGAACAGTTAAGTCCACCAGTTGCTTATCCCGAACTAACAGGCGTGACATACCACCGTGCATTTCAAGGCGGTGATGTTGTTAGTACTTGGAACATTGGCATTGTTGTTGGCAGATACACCGATAGAACAGCACACAACCTGTTAGACAGTTACTTGTCGTTCTCAGGTGCGCAAAGCATTAGAGCCGCGATAGAAGCAGACAAGACACTTGGTGGCAGAGTACAAACTTTGATACTAAGTCAAGGCGCAAGAATAACTGCATTGAGTGTCTCGGACGCAGAGTTTCTACAAATAGAATTCACATGTGAAGTTCACGCATAGGAGAGTCATGGCAACATACAAAGTTATTTCTGACAACTGCACACTCGGCAAAGTTGGACAGTCAATAGACAGCGCAAACGATACAAGTGTCAACTATGATGCACTCGTAGAAGGCGGACACTTGGAAGAAGTGAAAGCACAAGCAATCAAACCCGTCAAGGAAGGCAACTAGCAATGGCAAAGATTATTCTCACCGACGCAAGCATTACCGTGAACTCGGTTGCTGTGTCATCACTGTCCAACAGTGTCACGCTCACTTATGAGAAGGACAGCGTTGAAGTAACGGCGTTTGGCGACGCAGGACACAAGTTCACTGGCGGATTGCAGAACAACACCTGCGACATGGAACTATTCCAAGACTTCGCCGCTTCACAAACCGAAGCAACCATCTACCCACTCGTAGGCACGCCTACGACAATTGTTATCAAGCCAACAAGCGGTGCAGTAAGCGCAACGAACCCTTCATACACGCTCACCGACACAATGCTCGTAAGCCACACTCCTGTTGCTGGTGCAGTAGGTGAAGTTGCAATGACTTCGCTTTCGTTCACTGGCGGCACATTGGTTAAGGCGACTGCATAACAACAACTGACAAAGGAACAGCGACATGAAGATTGAAATGACAGTTACATTCCATGACGGGTCAACAGAAGAAGTGGACGCAGTGTTCGCAGACTTTGTTGGCTTTGAAAGAACATGGCAACGAAGCGTGGCAAAGTTTGAACAAGAGTTGCGCTTAACAGATTTGGCTTGGCTGGCGTGGAGTGCGCTCACTCACCGCAACAAGACGAAGTTGAAGTTTGACCCTGATTGGATTGCAACTGTTGCGAATGTTGGTTTGCGAGAGACAGGTGAGAACCCTTTGGAAAGCGGTTGAATGTCATGATTGCTTACCAAAGATGGTTAGTGAAAGAGCAGAACCGTCGTAACAAGTAGGAATAGATTGGCAACATGGCAACAGGCGGCATAACTGCGAAAGACTGGAACAAGGTTGGTGGCGTTGCTTCGTTCCAAGTAACAGGGCTGTCTGATACTTTGCGTGCATTGCGTTTGTTTGAACCCGAACTGTTCAAGAAACTTCGCAAGGACTTAGTGCAAGACGCAACGCCATTAGCAAACGAAATTGGAAGCAAGTTTCCTGACAAGCCACTTAAATGGTGGAAAGAGAATGGGCGTGCAGGCAATGCACGCATGCCTGGTTATCAAGCGACACGAGCACGCACAAAGGTTAAGCCAATTGCAGGCACAGGGCGAGCACACGGCAAAGGACAAGCGATATTGCGCTTGCAACAAATGGACGGCGGTGCGCAAGTCTATGACAGTGCTGGTGGCATGCGAGCAAAGTCGCAATTTGTACAGAACTTAGACAAGCACAGTCGCGTCAAGAGCCGAGGCGGAAGGTTTCGTTCACGCATTCTGTTCCCGTACACAAAGAAGAACCAGCCAATTATTCAAGACATTGTTGCTGTTGTTGTGCGTGACTTAGAGAAACAAACAACAAAGCGTCTGCAAGGACAGTTGGGCGCAATAGGAAGAAGGAACTTCTAGTGGCTGTTGGCGTAAATATCGTTTCGTCGTTTGATGGCAAAGGCATTAGCAAGGCAATCAAAGAATTTAAGAAACTAGAAGGTGGTTCTGCGAAAGGCGCATTCGCACTTGGCACATTAGACAAGAGTGCAACAAGTGCTGTTAAAGGTTTGGCGAAGGCGGCGGCTGGTGTTGCAGTTGTTGCTGGCGCTATTGGTTACAAGTTGGCAAGTGCCGCCTACGAGTCACAGAAGGTTATGGCGCAAACAACCGCCATTATCACTGCAACAGGTAGTGCGGCTGGTGTAACTGCACAGCAAGTAGAAGAATTATCGCAGAAACTTTCAATGCAAATTGGCGTAGATGACGAACTAATCCAGTCGTCAGCGAACCTGTTACTTACTTTCAAGCAAGTACAGAACCAAGCAGGTGAAGGTAACGACATATTCAATCAAGCCGTTGTTGCGACGCAAGACATGGCGAATGTGTTTGGTGGTGCAGATAGTGCGGCAAAGATGTTGGGCAAAGCATTGTCCGACCCTGTTGCTGGTATCACTGCATTAAAGAAGGCAGGCATCAACTTTACTGAGCAACAGAAAGAACAAATTGCCGCACTTGTTAAGTCGGGTAATTCTCTTGAAGCGCAGAAACTTATTCTTGAAGAAGTTGAGTCTCAAGTAGGTGGCACAGCCGCCGCAAGTGCAACTGGCTTTGACAGAATGAAAGTTGCGTTGGGCAATGTTGCAGAAGATTTAGGCACATTGCTTATTCCGTTCATTGAGAAGTTCGCAAATTTCGTTATCAACAATGTTGTTCCTTACATGGACAAACTTGTTGGCGTCATGGGTGACAAAGGTATTGGCGGTGTCATCAAGACTGTTAGCGGTGATTTCTTAAACATGACAACAAACATGGGCAAGACAGGCAACATCATCATGGGCATTGTTACCGCGTTCGTTATGTTGAAGGGCGCAATGATGGCGTATTCAATTGCGCAAGGTATCGCAACAATTGCAACTGCCGCCTTTGGTGTTGCATGGAACGCAACTGGCATTGGTCTTATCGCCGCCGCTATCGCCGCTGTTGTCATTGGGTTAATTGCTTTGTACATAAAGTTTGAGTCTGTGCGCAATGTTGTTAATGCGCTTGGACAGATATTGAAGTTTGTTGTGATGAACGCTATTGCTGGCGTGTACAACTATTTCGTTACCTTTATCAACATTGCCATTAAAGGTTTCAATGCGTTAATCAAAGTTGCTAACTACTTTGGCGCAGACTTAGAAGAACAACAAGAACTTGGTTACATGGCGTTTCAAGGTTTGTCTATTGGTGCAAGTAATGCAACAGGCAAGATATTGGATACTGCAGATGCGTTGCGACAAGTGCGTAACGAAGAACGAGCAATGGAAGGTAAGAAGCCTGTAACAACTATTCCAAGTGGCTTGGGCAGTGGCAGTGGTACAAGCAAAGCGGTTAAGACACTTAAAGAGTTAATGAAAGAATATCGAGATGCAGTACTAAGTGTTAATGACGCACAAGTCAAGTTGGCTGAATCAACACAGTCTATAAGTGACGCACAGGAGAAAGTCAAAGACGCAACAGCGAGTGTTGAAGATGCGTTTCGTGGTATTGCGAAAGCAGAACAAGGTGTAATCAAAGCAACTCGTGACCATGCGAAAGCGCAAGACGCAGTGCGCAAAGCAATGAGCGACGCCGCTGACGCTGTATTAGATACACAACGAGCGCAAGAGAAACTGGCTGGCGCAACAAGCAAAGTTGTACTGGCACAGAAAGCATTAGACGAAGCGGTTAATGGTTACGGTGCGAACAGCAAGAAAGGCAAGAGCGCACAAGACAAGTTGGAAGAAAGCCAGCGTGACCTTGAAACAAGTGGCTACGACTTAGAACAAGCGCAATGGAAACTAATTGACGCAGAGAAAGAACTCGCCGCTATTCGTGCAAACAGTGGCAGTTCGCAACGGGATATTCGTTCGGCTGAAATAGATGTTGCAACAGCGAAACTTGATTTGATTGAAGCGCAACGCGAACAGTCAATGACACAAGAAGAAGTAACAGCGAACCTAGACGAATACAACCAAATGGTTAATGGTGTTCGTACTGATAGCGAACTCTACAAAGAACTACTTGACAATCTGAACGAAGCAAAGGCAACAGAGAAAGAAGCAATTGACGCAGTAACAAGCGCACGCTTTGCTGAAGCCGAAGCAACAGTTGCAATAAGCGACGCATTGCTAGAAGAAGAAGAAGCGTTGCAAGCAATTGAGACAGCGAAGTTGGAAGTGTCCAAAGCAATTCGCGACCATGAGAAAGCACTGTACGACGAAGCCGCCGCAATTAGAGATGTTGCTAAAGCGCAACTAGAAGAAGCGAAAGCAATTGACGAAGTACGCATTGCGCAACAGAAGTTAAACGAAGCAAAGAAGGTTAAGGGTTTAACACCTGCCGCAATTACGAAAGTTGATACGGCTGTTGCAGGCGTTCTAGCGGCCGCAAATGCGGTTGTGGCTGGTGTTGCAACAGCGAACGCAACTGGCGCAACAGGAACGACGGCAGGCATGTCTGCGGCGGCTCTAGCGGCACGCATTGAACGAAACGGGTTGGCAGACGGCGGTGTTGCAATGCGACCAACTTTGCGCTTAATTGGCGAAGCAGGTCCCGAAGCCGTTGTGCCTCTATCGCGAATGGGTAGTGCAAGTGGCGAAACCACTATCAACATCACAGTTAATGCAGGCATGGGTGCTGACAGTGGCGCAATTGGCAACGCTGTTGTTGATGCACTGGTTAAGTACCAGCGACGCAATGGCGCAATCCCTATTGCAGTTAGGGGCTAACTATGTCAGTGACAATGCCGTGGGCAGAAGAAGTTGTTGTTGGCATGAGCCTTGGTTTCCCTGTCAATGTATTTACTCTTGATGACCCTGTGCTTGGCGTGCTTGACAGTGCTGTACTTGATGGCGCACTTGTAGCGCAACCAGTAACAGAGTTTGCACAGTCAGTAAGCATTGCTCGTGGACGCAGTGCTAATCAGAACGAAACACAAGCAGGCGTCGCCACAATCGTTCTTAATAACAACGACAGGCGCTTTGACCCAATTAACGAAGACTCGCCGTATTGGGACACTGCAACAAACACAAGTGGCGTACAGCCGCGACGCTTTGTAGAAATAACCAGTAACGGTGAGCACTTGTTTCAAGGTGCAATTACAGCCATCAACATTAGTTATGACACTCAATTTAGTACTTGCACAATTGAGGCATCAGACGACTTCACACGACTTGCTGGAATGACAATTGCAACTGCATTCACTCCACCCGTGCAAATAAGTGGCAACAGAGTTACAACCATTCTTGATTTACCCGAAGTGCTGTACCCAATTGACCAGCGTGTAATTGAAACAGGCGGTAAAGATTTACAAGCACTGCAAATAGACGCTGGAAC